ATTATTTGCGAGGAGCAAATTGGTTTAATAAACTTATTATTGCTGACGAGTCACAAAACTTTACGTTGAAAGAGCTGGTGACGCTAGTGACCCGTATTGGCAAAAATACCAAAATGTTTATTTGTGGCGACCCCCTTCAGTCGGACATTAATGGTAAAACAGGGTTCCGTACAATGTGGAATGCGTTCGATGATGAGGAGAGTGCTAGCAATGGAATCCATTGTTTTGAGTTCACTAAGGACGATATCATGAGAAGTGAAATTCTCAAATTTATAGTAAATAAAATTGAAAATATCCCAAAAATCAAAATTATAAAAAATGGCTAGTATATTTTGTCCAGACTGTGGAGCGAAAGCTACCTATACTCTTAACAAACCAAAGTTTTGTCAAGGCTGCGGTGAGAAGTTTAAGGGGATGGCGACAGACGCTTCTGTAGAGGGTACAGAGGAAACCTCAGAACAAGCTGTTACGCTGGGGAAATTAGATTATTCAATAGACATGGAAAATTCAAAAACTACATTAGGAGATTTGTTAAATAATCCTTTAAATCCTACAGATATGGCCCCTCGAGATTCAGTAGCTCCTTCTAAGCCGCTAAGCAAAGAAGAGTTTCTCGCCCAATCTATGGCAGAATGTGCGTCACGACAACAAGCTCAGGTGCCCGAGGATGGAGGATAAAAAAGATGCCACTTACGAAGACCGGGCGCATATAATAGATAATGAGATTCGTAAAAGATATTACAAGTGGCATTTGCATGCCATTGCTTGGTTTGATTTTGATGATGTAGCCCAAATCATTAGGGCTCATATTTTTAAAAAATGGTCTCAATGGGACCAATCTCGCGCATTGGAACCGTGGGTTAATAAAATCATTTCGAACCAACTGAAAAACATTTTGCGAAACCATTATTCTAATTTTGCGCGCCCCTGTTTAAACTGTGAGCATAATCAATCTGCCGAACAAGGAGAGGGGCAGGTTGCTAATTTGTGTGCCTTTACCCCTAGCGGCCTTCAATGCAATGAGTGTGATTTATTTGCCAAATGGGAAAAAACCAAAAAAAATGCATATGATATAAAAATGCCTCTTTCGCTTGAGTTTCACGCTTATACAAAAAACACTAACCCTGAAGATCATTTTGATATTAGCAGGGCCACTGCTACCCTTCATGTCAAAATTCGAGGTGCGCTGACAGCAAAACACTACTTGGTTTATAAGATGCTTTTCATAGACGGTATTAGCGAAGAAGAGGTAGCAAGGATATTAGGGTACAAGAGCAACGAAAAAGGTAGGAAGGCGGGCTACAAGCAAATTAAAAATTTAAAAAATCAATACAAGAGCATAGCAAAGAAAATAATTCAAAAAGAGGATATTTTTTATGAATAAATATATTTTATCTAAAAAGGAAAAAGAGAGGGCGATTGAGCTATTCAAGGAACTTGATGGTGATTTGAATGAAGCTGCCAAAAAGTTATTTGAAGATCCAAATGAAAAAGGGAGCACTATTAGAGGACGCGTTTTAAGAAAATTTTGGGTAGAAAAAGGCTTTGAGTATCGCACCAAGGTTAAGAAAAAAAGCAGCAAGTATTTTTTACAAGAGCATGAAAAGGATTTTGTACATAGGCACTATTGCGCTGAAATGACAAAAAGAGAAATTGCGCAATTGTTGTGGACCGACGAAACCAACCATAGAGGTTTTTATGAGAGCGCAAAATTTATCGCGCTGTCTGATTTTGTTAATAAAGAATTTCCCAATATGACCAATCTGCGAGACGAGATAACGGGAGATCGTTATGCCCCTCCTAAGATTATGACCACTGTCATTAAAAAGGTTAATAAGGTTGTTTTCAAGGAGTTTGAAATAGACAAAATAAGTGTGGCGGATAAAAAATGTCTTGAAAGATTATTGACCTATCTTTCCGCCCCTAGGTTTATACAGGTAATCAACGCCTATCCTACAAAACAAAATCGTGAACTTTTAGAATCAGAGTATATAAGATCTACATGGGACAAGCCTGATTTAACTTCAGATGAATTAAATTTATATATTAATGTATGCATGGATTATATCAATCTCAAAGAGATCGAACAACAAAAACAAAAACTTAATTTAATGTTCGACGATACGGAGGCTCAGAATGATTTGACCATGCGCTTGACCGAAATGCTTAAAACCAAATCCGAAGAGTACAACCAATGTACAAACCGGATAGATAAAATGATTGCAAAGCTCAATGGAGAAAGGGCCAAAAGAATATCTAACCAACAACAAAGAAACGCTTCTGTTTTATCGTTGGTACACTTGTTCCAAGAGGAGGACGAAAGAAAACTGATGATTAAAATGGCGGATATGCAAAAAACGTTAGTTAAAAAGGAGGCGGATCAGCTAGAAGAAATGGTTGATTGGAAGTCTCGAGTTTTAGGAATCACTAAACGAGAGGTAATATAATGGAAAGAGTCTGCAAAAAAATGTTTCGCTGTGCGGAGTGCAAGAAGGAGTTTGAGGGGAGGGGGTCGTTGCATAAACACCTAAAGCAGCACGGCCTATCTTTAGCAGAATATTATACCCTTCATTATCCGCGGGCGAATAAACTCACTGGGGAGCCATTACCGTTTAAAAAATTTGAAGAGTATTTTGAGAGAGATTTTTCCACAAAGCAACAGCTTAAAAAATGGTGCGCTAAGGCTCCTGCGCCAGAAGTAGGAAAATATATTTTAGGGTTGATTGAAAAAAGGCAACTCAAAAAAGACAGACACTACGCCCCCTTCCACTTGGAGGCCAAAAGTTGTTTTTTGCCAGACATAGATACTTACAGAAAAATATTTGGTAGCTATAATGAAGCTGTAAAAAAGATTGGCTTGTGCCCTTTATACGGAGAGAGGCTACCTAAGAAATTTTTTACTTTTACGCTCCCTGAGGATCTAAGAATTGCTATCGATACTAGAGAGCAGTCCCCTCTTAGTTTTTCTTTTCGGACTGATGCGCATAAGTTAGACGTAGGGGATTACACTCTTTTTGGCGATCATTACTCTTATACCTATGTAGATCGCAAGTCAGGCTCTGATCTACATGCCACTTTAAGTAACCAAAACTATGAACGTTTTCAAAGAGAGTTACAGAGGGTTAAGGAGCTAGATTCTTATTTATTTGTAGTTATTGAATCGACTCCGCAAAAAATGATTAAGGCAAGCAGGGCGTTTAAGCGCGCCGCGAATATTGATTTTATCTTGAAGAGGGTTAGGGATTTAAGCTATGAGTTTCAGGGGCACTGCCAGTTTTTATTTAGCGGGAGCCGGAAAATTTCCGAGGAAATTATTCCTAGGTTGCTTTACAAGGGCAAAGAAGTGTGGGACACGGATATGCAATATTTTTTAGATCATGAGTTGGATAGAAGGAACACAGCGTAGACCTCCTCAGCGATTTCGCTCTAATGGCGACTTGGCACAAATGGAGGGCTTTCTGGAAGAGCATGAAGCAAAACTTGCGTTGTATGAGTTTTTGAGAAATAATATTACGTTTGCGACCGAACTCTTGATGGGGATTAAATTATTTCCGTTTCAGCACATGGCTGTTAAGGGGATGTTCGAGACAGATTATTTTCTTGGAGTTTGGTCTAGGGGAATGTCCAAGTCTTTTACAACGGGTATTTTTGCTGCACTGGATGCCACCCTAAACCAAGGTGTTGAAATTGGCATTTTGTCAAAATCTTTCCGACAAGCCAAAATGATTTTCAAAAAAATTGAAGATATCTCTATGCACCCAGAGGCCCATTTCTTTAAACAATGCATCACCAAGGTTTCTAAAAGTAACGATGAGTGGTTAATGGAAATCGGCAGCAGTCGTATTCGAGCCCTACCTTTGGGAGACGGTGAAAAGCTTCGCGGTTTTCGTTTTCATAGAATTATTATAGATGAGTTTGCGCTTATGCCAGAAAGAATTTATAACGAAGTCATTGTTCCCTTTTTGTCGGTTGTTACTAACCCCACCCAGCGTGACGATCTGGACAAATTGGAAACCCAGCTAATAGAAGAGGGGAAAATGGAAGAAAATGAAAGACATATTTGGCCGGGCAATAAATTAATTGCACTTTCTTCGGCTTCTTATAAATTTGAGTATCTTTATAAACTGTATCAGCAATTTGAGTTTAATATTACGCGCGAAGAACAAAAGGATAGTGCGTCTAGGTGCATTATGCATTTTTCATATGATTGCGCCCCTCAGCAATTGTATGATCAAAATTTGCTTAACCAAGCCAAATCAACCATGAGTCAATCCCAGTTTGAGAGAGAATTTGGGGCTACCTTCACAGATGATAGTGCGGGATACTTTAAGACAAGTAAGATGGCACTGTGTACTGTCCCTGACGGAGAGTCACCATCTGTTGAAATAGCGGGAGATGCAGACGCCGAATATATTTTGGCGTTTGACCCGTCATGGTCTCAAACAGAGAGCTCTGATGATTTTGCTATGCAGATTTTAAAGTTAAACGAAGAGCAACAAAGGGCAACCTTGGTACATAGCTATGCATTGGCTGGGACGTCCCTTAAACACCATATTAGATATTTTCTTTATTGCTTGGAGCATTTTAATATTATTGCTGTATGTGGAGACTATAACGGAGGAGTGCAATTCTTGCAAGCCTGTAATGAGAGCGAGTTATTTAAACAAAAAAAGATAAAACTCAAACAAGTTGAGGTGCCTTTTGATAAACCAGAAGAGTATCAAGCCAATTTACGTTCTTTTAAAAACGAATATAATAAAGACGACTACAAGCATGTGATATTACGAAAACCCACAAGTAGTTGGATACGTCAGGCCAACGAGTTGCTTCAGGCTAACCTTGACCATCGTCGAATTATGTTTGCCAGTCAGGCTATTGATGATCAGTATGTGGCCCAGAAAAACAAAAACATTCCGATTGAAGAGATTATGTTTTTGCGCACCAAAGAAGCCGAGAAACAAAGTCCGGGAGCAAAGCAGATTGACTTTATTGAGCATCAGGCGGACATGATGCATCTAACAAAAAACGAATGCGCTCTAATACAAATAACCACCACAGCCCAAGGCACCCAGACCTTTGATCTACCCTCTAACCTTCGACGACAAACCGGACCAGACAAGGCAAGAAAAGACTCTTATTCCGCTTTAGTGCTTGC